TGTTCGTGGGCGATCCGGCTGCGGGTGGCGTTGAGGTCTCGACGAGCGGCACGGGCTACGCGCGCCTAGCCGCGGCGTTTACGGTTTCCAGCGGCGCGGCGACCAACTCGGCGAACTTGCAGTGGTCCGCCGCGACGACGGCGTGGGGCACGATCACGCATGCCGCCATCTACGACGCTGCTTCCGGCGGCAATCAGCTCATAACCGCGCAATTGTCGGTCTCGAAGACGATTGGCGTGGGGGATATCATCGAGTTCTTGTCGTCCAACCTGTCTGTCACCTTAACGTAAGGCAACCGCTATGACCGTTGTTTATTCCACCGCGCTGAAGAACCAGCGTCTGCAAATGGTCAACGACACCGTCGCTGGCAAGACTTACGCTTCGTCCACTGGCACTGCGACGGCTGGCCAGCTTGTCATCGGCACCTCGGCGCTTTCCGGCGCAACGGGCGTCCTGGCGACGATCTCGCTGGTCACCACCGGCACTGCCGGCGGTGCGTTCAACACGCCCGCGAGCGGCGTCCTCACCCTCGCCGGCACGCCGCTCTCCGCGACTGCCACGGCGACTGGCACTGCGGCGCTGGCGGAGCTGCGCACCAACGGAGGCACGACGGTAATCAGCGGCCTGACGGTGGGCACCAGCGGCACCGACATTACGATCAACGCGACGGCCGTCTCCACCGGCCAAACCGTGCAGGTGACTTCCGGCACGATCACCCACGGGTAATCAGCCGTGGCCGCGTCCAACGGGCTCTACGGCAAAGGTGATTACGGCGCTGGGGCGTGGGGCAAAACCACGTTCTCCGGCGCTTTGGCCGCGACCGAAAGCACCGACACCGCGGCTGTAGCTGCGGCGATTACGGCTTCTGTTACCCTAGCGGCGACCGAAAGCGCCGACACCGCGGCCTTCGCCACGAGCGCCACGACGATTGTCGCGCTTGCGGCGACTGAAAACCAAGACACTGCGGCCTTCGCCACGAGCGCCACGACGATTGTCGCGCTTGCGGCGACGGAAGGCAAAGATACAGCGGCCTTCGCCACGAGCGCCACGACGACTGTCGCGCTTGCGGCGACGGAGGCCGCTGATACAGGATCGATTGCGGCGTCGTCTTATTGGTCTCTCGCCCTAGCGGCGACGGAAGGCAAAGATACAGCGTCGTTTGCGTCCAGCACGACGGCCAGCCTGTCGATCAACGCGACGGAAATAGCCGACAGCAGCGCCGAAACGGTTGTCGTTGCGACAATCTTCACGCTGGCGGCCACCGAAACCACCGATACTGCGGCGTTCGCCACCACGTTGGTGTGGAATGTGTCGCTTGCCGCGACGGAAACCGCCGACGCGGCGTCGCTTGTGGTTTCGGCGAAGACTATTGCGTCGCTTGTGGCCACGGAGAACCGGGATACCGCGGCTTTTGTAGCCTCCGCGACCACATCTGCCGCCCTGGCTGCGACGGAAACCACCGACACCGCGACGTTTGCGGCGGCTGCCATGACCAGCGCCGTCCTCGCCGCGACGGAAACCGCCGACGCGGCGTCGCTTGTGGTTTCGGCAACGACTATCGCGTCCCTCGCCGCCACCGAAACCCGCGACGCCGCCGCAGTCGTAGCGGGTATCACGGCAGCTGCGTCCCTCGCCGCCACCGAAACCCGCGACGCCGCCGCAGTCGTAGCGGGTATCACGGCAACTGCGTCCCTCGCCGCCACCGAAACCACCGACACCGCGACGTTTGCGGCGGCTGCCACAACCAGCGCCGTCATCGCGGCGACGGAAATTACGGACGCTGCGTCGTTTGCCGCGACGGCAACGACTATCGCGTCCCTCGCCGCCACCGAAACCGCCGACACCGCGGCTTTCGCCGCCACGTCGGTGTGGAATGTGTCGCTTGCCGCGACAGAACCCACAGATACGGTGGCGGCCGCTGCGAATGCCACCACGTCGTTTGCGCTTGCCGCGACCGAGCCGACCGACACCGCCGCCCTAGTCGCGCAGAACATCAAAACTTGCGCTGCCGCGATGGTATCGACCTCCGCGGCGACCGCCGTTCCAACCGCGGTGCGCCTTGTATCCGGCGCGACGAGTGTGGTATCGAATGCGTCGGCGCGAATTACTCGATTGCGCGCTGTTTCCGCGTCGGTTTCCGCTGCGTCGGCTACGTCGGCGAATGCGCGGAAACAATGGGAACCCGCGCCGGGGACAACGGACACTTGGTCCAACCAACCCGCCCCCGCCCAGACCTGGACGAACTCGAACAACGGACCCGGTTCGTGGGCTCAGGTGCCTAACGGGTCCGCCTCTTGGACTGCGATCCCGCCCGGGACGGACACTTGGCAGAAGGCAGCGTAGTAAATGCCGAACACTTACACCACCAACCTGAACCTGACGCTGCCCCAGGTGGGCGGCGACACCGATGCCTGGGGCACGGACCTCAACAACGATCTGACCGCGCTCGACGGCATCTTCGCCAGTGCGGGTAGCGGCACGTCGGTCGGCTTGCAAGTTGGTTCGGGTAAGGTGCTGGCCGTCGGCGGCACGTTGACCGTATCCGGCGCGTTGACCGTATCCGGCACGCTTTCGGCTGGTTCTGCGACATTGTCCTCACCTTGGTCTTACGCGCAAGGCGGCACCGGCCTGACCTCCGTCCCGGCCAACGGCCAAATCGACATCGGCAACGGCACCGGTTTCACCCGCACGGCCTTGACTGCCGGCAGCAACGTGACAATCACGAACGGCGCGGGCTCGATTACGATTGCCGCCACCAACAGCGGCGGCACGGTCACTTCGGTCAATGCTTCGGGCGGCACGACGGGGCTTTCCTTCAGCGGCGGCCCGGTCACGACGTCGGGTTCTCTGACGCTTGCTGGCACGCTGGTGCCTGCCAACGGCGGCTTGGGCATCACGACAACCCCCGCCAACGGCGCGGTGCCGATCGGCAACGGCACGAACTACACCGCTGCGACCCTCACCGCCGGTACCGGCATCAGCATCACCAACGCCGCCGGTGCGATCACGATCGCTAACTCTTCGCCCGGCGGCGTCACGTCCGTTAGCGCCGGCACGGGCATCACGGTGTCCTCGACCACGGGTGCGGTAACGGTCAACGTCCAAACGACCGCTTCAGCCGTGGGGACTTACCTTTTTGCAACTTCTACTGTTGGCCCCCTTATTAACGGAGACACTGTTGCTGGCTCGAACCTTCGTCCCTCAGACAATACTGGAAATACTGCGGGTTATGCCCCCTCGGGGACATGGCGGTGCATGGGATACGCGCCTTCATCTTATGCCTCCTTGTTTCTGCGCATCTCTTAACTGAAGGAACACACCCGTGCCTAATCTCCTTTCAGTCTCAAACCCGGTTTACTCGGCTGCCGACAACAGCATAATCGATTGCCAGATTGAACTTGAGGGCTTTTCGAGCCCGATGCCGTTCACGGCAAACCCGAACGACGTCGAGGAGCTGGGCCGCGTGCTCTATACCGATCTCGTCGCCGGAAAATACGGCGCGATTGGTGCTTATGCGCCGCCCGCAGCGGTCGTTCCTAAGTCAATCACTCGCCCGCAGGCTGCGAAAGAGCTTTTCGCCATGTCGCTCATCTCCCCGGATGAAGCGGTTGCGATGGCTGTAAGCTCCACGCCACCGGCAATGGTCGCGTCGTTCATCGACACGCTTTCGCCGATGGATCAGATACAGGCGAAGATCGACTTCGCGCGGTATGAGTATGATCGCGATTACCCGCTGCTGAATCAGCTTATGAACGCTGCGGGCAAAACCTCAACTGACGTCGACAATTTCTTCATTGCGGCTGCGAAGCTCTAATGAACCAAAACTTCGACAAGTGCTTTGCTTGGCTGATGGATCATGAGGGCGGCTATTGCGATGACGCCCATGATCCCGGCGGCATGACTTGTTGGGGTGTTACCCACTACGCCTGGGCTTCGTGGGTGGGCCGCAACCCCACCGAGGACGAGATGCGCGGTCTCACCCAAGATGAGGTGGAGCCGCTTTACAAGGCGCGCTATTGGGATAAGCTCCAGGGCGACCTACTGCCGAGCGGGGTTGACTATGTGCTGTTCGATTTCAGCGTCAATTCCGGCGTTACACGTGCCGTGAAAGCGATCCAGCGCATAGTCGACACTTCCGTGGACGGCTGGCTAGGGCCGCTCACGCTTGCTGCCATCCAAGCCTATGATCCACGCGGGCTGGTGGAGGCAGTCAGCGAGGCGCGGCAGGAATTTCTCGCTGCGATTCCAACTTACCGGTGGTTCGGCAAAGGCTGGAGCCGCCGCGTGCAGGAGGTGCGCGAACGCGCACTGACGCTAATATGCTAATTCCCGTCCAGCTACCGCCGGGCATTGTCCGCGCGAATACGCCCTACGATACGCCCGGCGCGTGGTGGGATACGAACCTCGTGCGGTGGAAGGCCGGAACGCTGTTGCCCATCGGCGGCAACCAGCGCATCACCGGCACGCCGTTGGACAGCTCCGTGCGCAAATTGCATGTATTCCGGGACAACTCCAACAACCTGTTCACGTTGGTCGGTACGACGTCGAAGCTGTGGCTGTCGCAGTCCGGGTTCGCGGACATCACGCCGTCGGGGCTGGTGTCGCTGTCGACGATTGGCGCCTATGGCGGCTACGGCACGTTCGGTTATGGCGTCGGCACCTACGGCACGCATCGGCCGCAACCGTCGCCGATCTATTCGCCCTATGCCTACTGGACGTTCGCCAACTGGGGCCAGGACGTGATCCTGACCAACAACGCCGACGGGCGGCTGTTCTACTACGCCAGCTCGACGCCCACGACCGCGCCCACGGTGATCTCGACCGCGCCAACCGGCAACGGGGCGGCGCTGGTCACAAATGAGCGTTACGTCATGGCGATCGGCCAGACCGGCAGTAGCGGCACGCTGCGCCGGGTGGCGTGGTCGTCCCGCGAAGACTACAGCGATTGGAACTTCGCGAGCACGACCAACACCGCCGGCTACCAGGATTTGCCAATGCGGACGCCGCTGTTGAAGGGTGTGGTTGTGCGCGAGGGCGTGCTGATCTTTTCGTATTCCGAGGCTTACCTCGCGCAGTTCGTCGGCCAGCCCTACAACTATGGCTTCACCTACATCGGCGACGCCGAGATGTTCAACCCGGACAGCGTCGCCACGTTCAACGGAAAGGCGGTTTGGCCGTCGCGCACGGGGTTCCAGCTCTATTCGGGCGGTTTCATCCAGCCGCTGCCATGCCCGTTTTGGGACGAAATCGTAGCCGAGATGGACCCGGTTTATGGGCCGTTCGGCATCCACGGTTGCGATAATGGCGCCCACCCGGAGATTTGGTGGTTCTACGCCACGGCCGGCAGCACGACGCCGAACCGCTACGTGATCTGGAACTACCAAGAGAGCTGGTGGGCCTGGGGTTACATGTCCCGCACGGCCATGGCGCCCGGGGAAGTCTTCAAGTATCCGATCATGGGCGATGCCGACGGCAACGTGTTCCAGCACGAGGTCGGCTACACCGATTCCGGCGTGACGCGGGTGGGCCAAGTCTACGCCGAGACCGGTGCGCTGGGTTTGGGTAGCGGCGACCAGGGCATCGAGATTCGTCAGGCGCTCCCGGCTACCGGCACGGGGGCGACCTCCCTGCGAATGCAGTTCTTCACCCGCATGGCCCCGGAAGGCGCCGAGCGCACGTTCGGGCCTTATACGCCACGTGCCGACGGTTACACCGACGTGCGGGTTAGCGGGCGCGAGGCGCGCATGCGGTTCATCGCGGCGCAGGATGGGCCGTTCGGCGTTGGCAAGATGCGGTTCGACGTGGCAAACGGACCCGGCCGATGAACGTCAATCTTCCTCCCGCGCCGCCGAACCAGCCTTTCCTCGGGGCATTGATCGGCGCATTGCAGAGGGCGTTCCTGTCTATCGTGTCGAAAGACACGGCAGTTTCGCATATCCTTTTGCTATCGCCGAACAAAAGCGTCTATACGATATCGGTATCGGATACGGGGGTCGTGCAAGCGACGCTCAACAGTGGCAAAACAAGAGATATCTGACGACGGTCTGCCACCTGACGAAATCATCCGGCGCATCGAAAAGGCGCTGGCCCACGGCGGGAATACCCACTCCTGGGATGACGTCAGACACGGTTTGATCGAGGGCAAGTTCCAAATTTTCTACAACGCCGGCGGCGTCTGCATCACGGAGATCGTGCAGTCGCCGCGGATCAGGACGTTGCACGTCTTCATCGCGGCGGGGTTGAAGGACGCGGTGCTGGCTTTGCAACCGGACTTGGTTGCTTTTGGGTTGTCGCAGGGGTGCTCGCGCATGACTGCGGTTGGAAGGCTCGGGTGGGAGAAAGTCCTGCCGAAATTAGGTTGGGAAAAAGCGCACGTGGCGATGACGTTCGATCTGAAAGGTTTGGTCTGATGTCCAAAGGTGGTGGCTCCCAAACGGTTACGCAGCAAACGGAACTGCCCCAGTGGGTTCAGAATGCGGCGCAGACGAACCTGAATGCCGCCTACAAGGTCGCGCAGAACATGGCCGGTCCCTATCAGGGGCCAATGGTCGCGGGGATGACCAGCGGCCAGCTAGCGGATATCGCCGGGCTGCAGAACAACATCGGCTCGACCAACCCTGCTTTCGCCGCGGCGCAGAGCGCGGCGGCGGGTTTGACGGGCTACACCCCGGATCAGGTCAACGCCGGGACGCTCGCGGGCACCAACCTTTCGAGCTACATGAACCCCTACACCCAGAACGTCATCAACTCCGGGATGCAGGCGATCAATTCGCAGTTGCAGCAGTCGCTGAACAATATCGGGGATCAGGCGATCAAGACCGGTGCTTTCGGCGGTTCGCGGCAGGGCGTAGCCGAAGGCATCGCCAATGCCGCCGCTGCGTTGCAGGCTGGTAATCTCGCGTCCCAGCTACAGGCGCAGAACTTCTCGCAGGCGCAACAGGCTGCGCAGAACGATCTCAACCGCAATTTGCAGGGGCAGCTCGCAAACCAGCAAGCCGGCATGCAGGGGGCGGGGCTGGACCTGCAGGCGGCAAACTCGCTTGGTGGTTTGGCTCAACAGGGCCAGCAGTCGTTCCTGACGGGTCTCGGCGCCGCGCTGACCGGCCAGGGTGCCGCCCAAAACCAAACCCAGAACGAGATCAACGCGCGGATGCAGGCTTATCAGGCCGCGCAGCAGTATCCGATCCAGCAGCTCATGCTGCCGCTGCAGGCGCTGGGCATGACGCCGTACGGCCAAACCACGACGCAAACCTCGCCGGCGTCCTCGAACGGACTGATGATGGGTCTCGGCGCCCTGGGCACGGGCGTCGGCATTCTCGGCGGCGTCAACTCGCTGATGGGTGGCGGGACGTCGCTGTTCAACTGGTTGGCGGGTAGGTGATGGCCCAAAACGACATTATCGATCTCATTCGGAAAAAGGCGATGGCGGCGGGCGTCGACCCGGCGACTGCGCTCGCGGTCGCGAAGATCGAGTCCGGGTTCGACCCAAACGCGAATCGAGGCAAGGCAACCCAATACAAGGGCCTTTTTCAGCTCGGCA